TCAAAGTAGCGCTGAGCCTTGATGCGCTCATCTGTGATTTCGCTCTCAACAAAGTCTACAGCCTGCGCCATAGCGTCTTGAACGATACCTTCAATCTCGCGTCTGTCTTTTGCTTGTGGCTGCATGTGTTACTCCGTTCCGAACATACGCTGTGCGTTTTCTATTGTTGGCCCTGCCAGTAATCCGCCAGCGGCAGGCGCTAAAGTGGTCCCTGCAGCGCGTGGGGCTTGCAATAAACCTGACGCTAAGCCACGACCAAGGGCGGTGTTATAAATTGAACCAGCCCCCAAAGTAGCCCCTAATCCGTAAGTAGCTGCCTGCAGTGGTCTCCGCGCTGCCTGACCCGCAAACAAAGCCAGCGCGGCCCTATCAACAGTCCCAGAGTTTGGCACATTTGATGCAAGAGCCTCTGCGCCTTGCTGACCATATCTCTGCTGCGGAGCCTCGCCTCTTGCCGTTACTCGCTTGCCTGCAGACGTATCAGCCTTTTCAGACCCCTTCAAAAGCTGGCTTGGTGTAAATACGCCCTCTTGTCTGTTGGCCTTTACTATTGCGCTTCTTACTGGCAAAAATTGTCTAAAAGCAGCTTGTGTTTTTGTGTATTCAGACATTACCTTACGGTCTTTAGACTTCATACTGTCGCGCAATAGTTTCTGAACATCAAACAGCGCTTTCCCCATTTGGCGCTCCGTAGCTGTGCCGCCTCGCAAGAAGCTCATAGCCTGCTCACCTAATTCGCTATCCATGTTCTTAAGTGTCTGGCCTGTTACCAAGTTGCCTTGCCCAACTTTACTTGGATCAAATATGACCTGCAGTTGCTTGTTAAATTGATCCAATCCACTAGACCCAAGCCCACGGTTTTCACGTAATATCTTAACTAAATCGCTCTGGAACTTATTGTCTAAGTTCACTGAAAGCTTTGGAATAACATTGCTGTACGCCGATGATATAGCGTCATCCACAATTTGAAACGCCTCATTTCCAGCCATACCCTTTGGTATTTTTTTGCCCTTGCCAAGCATTCGCATGACGTTGTTCATTGCGCCAGTGTTAAAATCTCGTAAGGCTCTAGCCTCAGCATTGCTAATAATCTCACCTGCAAAGGGCATTGACTTTAGCTTTTCCTCAATAGCTCTTGCCGCACCCCCTACACGCTGAGCGGGCGTCAGCCTAACACCCTCTTTCATCATTGCTTTTGCGGCCTCAGTAACCCTTGGGAAAAGAACATCAGAGGCTTTGCCAACACCTGCGCCAACAGCGCCCCCTACTACGGCAGACTTTGCACGCTCTGCAGCGCCACCTTCACCCGCGCCAAAGCCATACAGAGCACCCTCAAGCCCAGCTACTTTAGCAGCACCTGTTACGCCAGCACGCGCAAGTCCAGCGCCCCCTAAAAGCGCGGTTGGCACGGAACCTATTAGCTCTGCGCCCAAAGCTGTGTTAGGATTTTGCTCTGCAAACTGCGCCATAGCAGAACGTATTTCCGCAAGTTTATCCTCATAAGTGCCATCGCCCTTCTTGAGGAACGCCTCAATCTCATCGCCAAATCCAAAAGAAAGACCCTGACCCACTGCTCTCGCAAGGCCAGTACCGTATCCGCTCTCTGCCTGTTCTTCTTGGGTAACTTTGCCACCAGACTGTCTACGCTGCTGCTCCCTGCGTAAGGCTTCTGCAAGCATTGCTTTTTGTAGTTCATCACTCATAGTCGCACATCACTTTATTATTGCAGTTGCATCAGTCTGTTAAAGTCAGCCTCAGAAAGACTTTGAAGGTATTGAGATAAAGCCGCGCCAGTTTTGCCTTGCGCTCCAGATAAAAGCTGATCGTCTGTCATCGTGGCTTTTGTGTCAGATACTGAGCCTTTCAGGTTAAAAACATCCTCATCAAACTCATATTCGTCAACTTTATCAAACCCCATTCCACCGTATAGCGCGTCAATGGCAGCATCGTGACGCTTGCGCTTGCTATCAAAAGACTTCAGCTTGCCCCTAAATAACGTTTCAATCTGCTGAGCTACGATCTCTTTATTCTGCAGCGCGTTAACATCGCCACCAAGGTTTGCAATGATTCTCAGAGCATCCTGCTCCGTCATCACGCCGCCGCCAACTGTCTCGATACGAAAGCGACCAATCAAGCCCTGAAGCTGCCCCTGAGCGACAGCAGCGTTTAGTTCTTCCTTACTTAGAGTAGTCCATTCAGGCCCAGCAATCCCAGATAAAAGTGTCTTTAGGGATGCTGTCATCTGATCGCCTAGGCGTTGAAAACCCTCATTTGTATTGCCAATAGACTTCATATAGCTCTGAAGTCTATCCATGCTGGTGCGATCTTCGCTAAGCCCTTCAGATAGCTTAACAAAGTCTCCGTAGTTGGGAATGGCTTTTGCAAAAGTTGCATCTGTGACGGGCTGCGCCTTACTTATATCAATAGGAACGCGCTGACCATTTACTGTCTCAAAAAATTCACCTTTGTTTGGGTCAAACATAACTTCGCCAATAATCCTATTGTCGTATCTGTATGTGCCTTTGTTTTGGATTGGCTGAAGGTCTTTCGCATCCATATACTCTTTAAAAGAGATTGGGTTTTCCATTCCCTTCACATATTCACTGTAGTTTTTATAGTCTGTCGTGTCGGTAACGCCATTTCCCTTAAGACTTTGCGTTAGATATTCTGACACACCTGCGCCCACTGGAAGTACACCAGTGGATACAGCACCATATATCTGGCCCGCCATCGCATCACCTGCATCTGCGCGCTGCTTTAGATACTCAAGACTTTTGTTGCGCTGACGTTGCTCTTTAGCTTCAGCCTTGCGCTCTTTCATGCTCGCCGCACGCTGCTCAATAAGAGGCGCAAACTGGCGTGGATCAGAACCTGCCATAATGCCCATCGCTAGGCGATCTCTAAGGTCATCGCTCAAGCCAAGTGCGCCACCTATGCCCTGCCCACCAAGTAGGCCACCTAGTAAACCTTGAGGTTGTTTTTGTTGAGTTGGTCCATTCATAGGTAAACCCTCTAACTTTATGCCCTTGGCAATTTGCATGACTTTCTGACCGTACTTTGGATCAGTTGCATATCCTGACTTCTGCAGTGCAGCAATCTGCTCCTCTAATGTCCCGCCAGAGCGAACACCCTCATAACGCTTGCCGCTCATCAATTTAGCGTAATCCTGAAAGCTCTCTTCTGGGCTGCCGTATGCACGGAACTCTTGCGGCATGCTAACCATCTTTCCATCAACAAACTCTTTTGTTTGCTGAGTAGAGCCTTTGCCCTTTATGCCAAACAAGTTGTAATTTGGGGCAGAGCGCCCATAACCTGTTTCAAGCGCAGCCTGTGCAAGCACAATGCGAGGATCAATACCCGTTGATCTGCTTACACTCTGCGCATAGGGCGCATACTGCGAAAAGAAGTCAGAAACTGCCATCCTAGATAAACGCTCCAATTAGCCCAAGTGGGTTGAACGGCGTGCGTGATGTTGTGGTGGAGCCGTAAGGAACGCCACTCAAGACAGACGTAAGTGCACCAAGTCCAGCCATAGGTGCGCCAGTTGCGCCGCCATACTGCCCCATAGCGCGATCAAGAAGCTGCTGCTGCAAGCCACGCTGGAACTGACCTTGTTGACCGATAGCGCCTTGCACTTGCTGCCCGATGCCAAACATTTGCCCACCAAGACCTGAAAGACCGCTTGCTGCACCTTGGCGAATGCCTGCGCCTTGGAATTGACCGCCAAACGTAGCCTGACGCGCTGCTTGTTCTCGCTGCGCCTGCTGCTGAGCCGCAGTATTTAAGGCACCCATGCTTGACAAGCCAGCAGCTTGCGTTAGGCCAGCCTGCTGACCTGCGCGCGCCGCATCCTGAGCAGCACCCGCAAGACCAGCTTGCTGAGATAGCTGCGCTTGCATCTGGCTCATTGCGTTTTCAGCCTGCATATTGGCTTGGCTTGCCTGTTGCTCAAATTGGGCTTGCTGAATGGCAAATTGATTAGCTGCTGCCATATTGCCTGCGCGTGCCGCCTGCTCGCGAGCCGCTGCCGCTTCGCGAGCTTGTTGCCCAAGCTGCTCAGCTTGAAAGCCTTGCTGCGATGCAAGTGTGCGTGCAGCTTGCGTTTGGCCGATGTCAAATTGGCCTGACTGCAAGGCTGTCTCAAATCCACGTTGACGCTGCTGCGCTGATAGCTGCCCCGCTTGACGCAGCGCCTCTCCAGCCAAAACACCCTCCTGCACAGCTTGGCGCGAGCCGCCAAATGCGCCTGCACGCTGAGCTTGCGCTGCAAGGTTTTCTGAAGCCATCTGGCGTTGGCGCTCAATGTCAGCCTGACCAGCCTCAATGACTTGCTGCTGATATGGCGACATGTATTGACCGATGTCAGTTGTAGCAAGCTGATTAACCGCAATCTGATCTGGAGCTTGCGCTGCCTGAACCGCGCCAACGCCTTGCATTCTCTCAGCCTCTGCAAGCTGCGCTGGTGTCATAGTTGCCGCTGAGCCTACAGTTGCGCCAGCAAAGGGAGTTGTGCGCTCTACAGTCGCGCCGCCGTAAACTGCTGTCGGGCCAGCCGTTGCTGCCTGCATGGTCTGCGGCTGAAACTGAGATAGACCCGTAAGAGTTTGCTGAGCCTGACCTAGCGCACCAGAAGATTGCTGAAAAATGTTAGGCCCAGTGGGCTGCACCATTTGTGGCTGTCGTGGTTGCGCGACAGTCATTGCATTTTGCGGCATTACTGCTGGTTGCAATGCGCCACCTGCGACTTGCGTTGCTTGATTTGCTGAACTACCCATTAAATGAACCCCAATGCATCTAGTGCTCTGTTTTTGGTTTCTCTTATGCCGCTAAGTAGACCGCCCGTGCTTTCGCCACGTAAAACTGGGCGAGGGCTAGATGCGCGTGGGTCTGCGTTGGCGCGGCGCGCGCTTTCCGCTTTGCGCTCGTCCATGAATTGCCTCATGTTTGGCCCATCATCGCTGCCGCCGCCAGACGCAGGCATTTGACCGCCACCAACTGCCTCACCTACATCAAATGTAGGCGGCACATATGCTGTAGCCGCGCCTGTAATTGGGTCAAAACCTGTTTGATTAGCGAAAAAATCGTACTGCTCTGGACGCTGCTCACGCAGGCGCTCCATTGCGCCTTGGTAGATTGGGTAAGAGCTATACCCCGTCATGCCGCCTTGGGTAACAGTAGGCATCCCCATATCTAACCCAGCAGGCGCTGCCATGCCAAACGCAGATGCCATACCGCCTACATTCTGCGCCATAGCTTGCTCATACGGATTTACCGCTGCGATTTCTGGCCCCATGTAGGGGATGTACCCCATTTGCTGAGCTTGCTGAGCCTGCTGAACGGCGAGGCGACCAGCTTCCTCTAGGTACTCTGGGATTTTTGTTTCCTGAGTGGTCTTACTGCTACCCATATTAAAACTCCAAGTGCATTGTTATGGAGTGAGGCTTCCAGCCTATTTTCTCCAAAGGTTTCTGCCATCCAAAACGACCATCAAAAGAAGCAAAGGAACAGCCCTGCAATTTTGCCCATTCTTTCACATTTTCAGTCATTTGTAAAATTTCATCCAATTCACCACCTGCAAGGAACACATGCAAGGCATTTGTGTCGTGATATACCACGATTTCAGTAATAATGCATCCTCGCTCTGTAGGCCATAACTGCATTTTGCCAGAACGTATGCCCGCGCACACCTCTGCCCAAGTATTTAGATTGCCCGAACGCTTTATTGCATCCTCAATCCAAGGACGACAACGCTCTAGCTCACTTACAGGACTATGCGCATTCATCCGTGCAACCTCGTTATAGCAATCGTTGATGCAGGTGCAGCAGGCGCAAATGCTGTCGCAGCCGTAGCATCTAAAAACCCGCTTGTGCTATCTACGGCCCACATAGCTTCTAAATAATCATTAGCACTTACATCAAAGATCGCAGAGCGTGACACAACCAGCACTGAACCGTTTTGGTGCAGCGCGTTTTTCATGGTTGATCCTGTAACGTCAGTCCCATTAATACGAGGCCAAAACCAGAAGTTTACTGTGCTACTGGACGTTGATGCAATCTGCGCAGAAAAGCTAATCATGTATTGACCAGCTTCAGCAAACACAATGCGACTTGCAGGCGTGCCGTTTGTTACACCTTCGGCAATGCTAGAGGTGTACGTTAAAGCGTACGCTGTGTTTGCGGATGCCGCTGTTTGGTCTGTCGTGACTGCGCCAGCGTATTGACCGTCCTCAAGAACGATCTGCACAAACGCGCCATCCTTTGATACAACGGGATACTTGTTCTCACGATCCCACAGAATAACGCCATCCTCTGCCGCGCTGTCATAATCGCGTCTGTGCGTAAGAAAAGAGCGTGTCCTCATAAGCCACGCACTAAACTTCTCTGCCCATACCTTGAAATCTGGGCCTACTGGGGGTGCGCCATAGAAACTCATCGTTTACTACCTTGTCGCGCATCTAGTCGCATGACACCCACACGCCAATCTGCTGCCTCTGCACCCTCAACGCGCATTCTGACCTGACGACCTTGGAAGCGCACAGATGTTGGGTTTGACGTGTTAAACGGCCCTTTTTCTGTCTCCGTTGCATTAGGGTAGTTGCGCACCTTGAACTTCAAGTCCACATCGCCCTGCGTCTTTTCATCAGGTATGACGTTGGTGACTTTCATCAGACGCTCGCCTGTGCCAATAGCAATTGGGCCTGTCTCTGCATATGGTGTTGCGCCATCGTAATCAAATCCAACTTCATGCTCATACACAACGCCATCAGATTTTACCAAGAACGGTAAGCGGAATACGCCGCGATCTACACCCGCCGTGCGGTCAATGTCGCCAGTAGACCAGATGTTTTCAACGTAATCATATGCAACGTACTTGTCGCATTCATCGCTATCTTGTGACTGATATACCCACCAAATCTCATTCCACTGGCTGTTGACCATTGCCTGCACTTTTGATGCTTGGTCATAGTTTATGTTGCTAAAGACCAAATCCGCAACTTCGCACGGTATCTCACGCACCTGACCGCCAGAGTACAAAAAGAAGCCACGGCGACCCATCCAGATTACGCCTGCATCCACAGAAGCATATGCACCCGCCGCAATCAATCCACACGCTGTGCCGACACGCTCAAAACCGTACACAAAAGGTGGGCCTTGGTATGTCATTGTATGCGCGTCTTGATCTGTCAGGATTAAAGACTGACCGCGTGTGCGCACACCCGCTAGGATCGTGCCGTTGGTTTGCAACTCAATGTCACCAGCTTGGTTTGTCGCAGCCGCTGTCCATGTGTTGTAGTCTTCCTGATCTGACCAAGCCACACGCTTAGAGGATGGCTGAGACACGCTGTAATCCGCTGCAAGAGCAACCAAGAAGCGTTCTTCTGTTACAAATGCAGCCGTGCAGCCTGTAGGCGCGTTGGTGACTGCTGTAAGATCGTTGGACGTATTCAAGTCCCATGAATAAATAACGCCATCGTCAGATGAACACGCGATTAGCTCCTCACCCCAGTTATCTAGCGACCATGTAGTTGCGCGTAGAATAGAACCTAAGTCTGGACGTGCTACACCCCAACCAAACAAGCCCCAACCGCCAGAACCCCAGCCAGTGTTTACCGTTGCATTTACGCGGCCTGTTGTAAGCCCACTAGGTGTAATGTCTGCCGTAATGGAGCTTTCCAGCATAGCAGTCACAGTGTCATGCGATCCAAATGCAGCAAAACGCTCACCGTCATTGTCTACCCAACAATGTACGCCGCGAACAACACCACCTGCATCTACTGGGCTATTGTCAGACTGTGCGCGTGGCCTCCAGCCGCCAATCGGACGTAAGGCATCCTCATGCCAGCGCACTAGATTTACGTCACGCCAGCGACCCTGAGATTGATACTCTGTGCCGTTTGCGTACTGCCCCTTTGGGATATTTAGCGGGACTAAAGGCATATAGAAACTCCCATTGATTTACGAATTTCTGTTCCAGACACAGATTGTATATCTTCATTGAAAAACTCTTGCTCAATAGTATACCCTACTTTTCTGCCATATGTAATATTTGTTACATTAGGAACACGTTGGACAATGTATTGACCTTGATAAAACGGCTCTAAATCACGGTCTATAAAATCTTTTACAGTTTTAAAATCAAAAGGATTGTTGGAGTTGGTGCCGCAGCAACCACGAACTTGTATCACAACCTGCCCTGTCTTTTGAACTGCTTTATCAAATAAAGCCCTGTGACCTGTATGCCAAGGTTGCCATCTACCAAGCATTTGAACAGTGTCTTTAGTCCAATCAAACTCAGGTCTGCGCTTGTTTTCTTTAATATAGCTTGCAATAAATAACGCCCATTTTTCAGCGTTTCGTTCTGTAATCCTAAAGTCGTAATGAGAAGGCGTAGTGAAAATTTTATTCGTGTCTTCAAAACGACTTTCAAGTAACGTGTCTACCCAAACGATCCAATCTGCTGAAAACAAAGTTCTAAACTCGTCAAGAGGTGCAACAAAATCGGCAATGACATAGTTAGAACTGGAAGACTTGCATAAGTCCCTCATGCGTTTCGCTTGACGCAATCTGCCGTTATAAGAAAAGTCCCAATCATTAGCCATTTCTCGCACAACATCTGCATTATATAGCTGTGCGCCTAAATGCCCCTGAAGGGCTTTAGCTAAAGTTGTCTTCCCTGAACCGGGAAGCCCCATGATAATAACACTAACCATTTTAATTAAGGCTTTGTAGGCCAGTCAGCATCTTCCAAATTAGGCCAGTTGGCGTGCGTGGTGATGTCACGCAATGCTTGGCGATAATCTGCCCATTCAGAAGATAGAGTGTTATCACTCAACGCCATCCAATCAGTTTCAGCTAAAAGTGCATCTCGCTTTTCACGACCAGCACTTTCAGCGGCAGCAGACGCTTTTACTGCAAGCTCCGCTATTAAGGCTTCTTTTTCTTCAGGAGTATATTTCTGCACAATTTCCCATTGCTGCACAAAAACACCGTTATTCTCAACAGGGGTTAGTTCCCTAGCTTCTTCAAACTGAGAGTTATATTCTTCTGGATCAGACAACTGAAAGGGTGCAAATCCATACTCCCTAACGTCAACCTTAGACATATCTTCGGGAAAGCTGACGTTTTTGTTTTCAAAACGTATGCGCTGAACCGCGAGAGGCCATTCTATCGGCGTATCGTTTTCTAACTTAACATACATAGTGCTTTTCTCCTATATTGCATGTAAACCATCATACAATGTGTTCGTCATCTCGTCACTTATTTGCTGAATGTTTTGAGGCAAGACAACATTATTCTCACGAAACTCTATTTCTTGCCTAACATCATGCATACCGACAAGGCCGTACACATTATCATCTTCAACAAATACCCGTTTGATCGTACCAAAGTCGTGCGCAAAGGGATTAATCTCACAGTGCTCATATATTTTCTCTAATACCATAGCAGGATTTTCTACAAGCGATTTGTACGTCACAAACAAAAACCCCTCATCACGAATGTATTTGGCATATTTAATGCCTTCAAGGGGCAAGGTGAGCGGGTCTGTATTTGGCAAAAGAAGGTCTGTATACACATCACCGACCCAACCGTTATCCAACCTAAGTTTTGCAAAAGACCGTACAATTTCATCTACGGGACGAACTAAGACGACCACTTTTGGGTTTTCATCTATGTAACGCTTTATCATTTGATGGTTTTCATAAAGCGTCCAAGTACGGCACTTGTCAAAGACAATATCTTTGCTGACAGATTTATAATACAAAGCGGGAAGCTCTGTCATAATGTCTTTGCTAGTTTGCTCTAATCTGCGACTTGCCTTTAAAGCGTCTTCTGCTGGGCCATTTATTGAACACTGCATATCCCACATCATCTGACATAAAGCAGAACGCCCCTCTGAGTACACAGAAGGGTTCTGCATCAAAATGTTTGAAAGCAGCGTAGAGCCTGTTCGCGGCAGTCCACTTATATAGCAAAGTCTTTGCTTCATTACGGGGTACCAACATCCGTGGTTGGAAACTGACGTGTATCGCCTGGGAAAATTATCCGCACGGCACCATTTGCCCCCGCCGCGTTCCCTGCTCCGTTGGCTTGCGTTGACTGTCCACCCTTGCCAACAACTACTGTGTAAGATGTGCCAGGACTAACCGTTATGTTGTTTTTATAAGCTAATCCGCCGCCCCCGCCGCTTTTATAGCTTGTAGAGCCGAATGCCCCACCGCCACCGCCAAAGTAGCCTGGTGAGCCGTATTTTGCAAAAGTGCCACCGCTACCGTCACTACCGCCGCCGCCGCCGTTGACACTAGCTGCCGTACCCCCAGCACCGCTAGTGCCTTCTCCAAAAACATTAACACCGCCGCCAGAAGCCCATCCAAGACCGCCGCCACCGCCACCACCAGCACCGCCACCTGAACCTGCTGTTCCCGCAACATAACTGCCACCGCCGCCACCGCCGTTACCAGAGTAGCCTGCCGCACCGCCGCCACCACGACTTCCGCCTTGACCGCCACTGTTGTTTGCATCACCGCCAGATGCAGTGCCGCCAGCATTGGTAGCATTGTTGCCAGCCGCGCCGCCATTAGCCTGAACGACTGTCGCTCCTACCGTTATCTTTGATAAGCCGCCAGCTTCTGATCCAACAACATGACCTGAACCTCCCGCACCAACAACAACAACGCTAATAGACGTTACTCCATCAGGACATGTCCAAGAATATGTCCCGGGAACTGCAAATAAACTTTCACCTCTAGGCACTTCGTCTACTCCTCCTGCCATTAATGTTTTTTTCCAATTACTCATTAGAAAAGTCTCCTAAATCATCTGTTACGACGGCGTTTTCAAGTCTTTACCCGCAGTAAAGCCATACCAAGTTGTGCCGCCATCATGCGTGTAAAAAACAAATTGATCCACTGCTGAAGCAGTATCGGTAAGGGTGGGAGCGGTGCCGCTAGGGAAATCAACCGATGCAGGCCACGTAATAGTGTAACCGCTGGCACCTGCGTCCTGTATTACCTTGAGAGAAAACCCATAGGCCGTACCGCTTGCGGGTGGGTTACTCCATGTAAAAGTCGTTACATTTTCACTCAGAGTTAATGAGAAAACATTTCCTGTTTCGCAGTTGAGTGTAGCTGTACCACTAGATGATGTAATTGCCGAAAAAGTTTCGTTATAGCTTTTGGCCTTCAGTTCTTCTGAAAGGTTTACGTCACCATTTGCATCCGCAGTAACAGCCTTGCTTGCTTCCGATGTGCCAAGCGTTGTGATGTCGTTGTAGTTTAACTCCGCTGCCGATGCTGTAATCCCCAGCGTGGTTAGCGTTGTCGCGTCAATAATTGCCCTGACGTTCGCCGCAGCGCCAGAGCCATCGCAGTAGATAATACCAGTTGATCCATTGGCTACAGTGACATTATCGCCAGTGCCTTGCGTGAACGTGCAGTCGTATCCGCTGTTGTTGTCTACAAGGTAAAACTTACTGGCATCGTTTGGACTTACGGTAATCGTGCAATCCTCTGTCGCGCCAGATAGCACCAGAACTTTATACATCCCATCATCCAAGCTATCGCCTGTAGTTCCGTCTGTTGTGCTTAGAGTGTGCGCCGCAGCAGAGGATGATAGGTCAATCGTGCCAACGCCAGATGCTGCACGGTCTAGAATGTCAAAGTTACGATTTGTAATCTGACCCCATGTATCTGTTTTTTCACCATCAGCGATCTTTTCAACCGCGTTATTAAGTGTCCAAGTGCTTGCCATATCAAATTCCTTTGCTTATCGGCATCTTACCGCTTTTATGCCGCAGCGTCTACGGATAGTACGCCGTACCATGTTGTGCCGCCATCTCTTGTCCAGAAAACGTAAATGTCAGTTTCACCGCTTGCGGGTGCATCTGGTGCAGTACCACCCGCCCAATCTACAGAGGTAGGCCATGTGACTGTGCCACCGTTTCCTGTTAGCTCTAAGACAAAACCTAGACTCCATGCATTAGACACACTATTAAACGTAAACGTGGTATTACCTGTCATAGTTAAGCTAAATGCTTGGGCGGTGTCGCAGTTTACCGTTACAGATGTGCCTGATAGTGCGACATAATCTTCGTAGTATACGGAGTAGGTGTACAGAGGCGCAGTGAACTGTGCATAAGTTCCCGCAACAGCCAATGTAGAATTGTTACCTGCTGTAAAGTAAATCAGGTTATTCTGGAAATTGATATAAGTATCAGTATCACCTTCATGGTAAATGTTATCAGCAACATAAATATTATCTACTGCGTTAAGATCGCCATCTATGTTTGCACCAGTGCTATGGGTGTTAAGCTTACTTGAGCCATTATTATATAAATAAACACCTCCATTATGTGTGCAATACAATAACCACTCATTATCAACATCATTATACAAACCAGTAGTAACGTTGTTATCATGCATAAACACAGCCCGACCGCCAATGCTATAGCCCTCATAGCCACCATGCGCACCGCCATCAATCTGGATAGAGCCATAGCCGCCAGTGACAGGTTGGAAGTAGCCGTTGCCTGTGTCGCCTAGACGTACACCTGTGGAGTTGACTGTGATCTA